TGAAGTATCTTTTAACTCTGCCCCATTTCTCAATGCGCAATAGATCAGCTTATTAAGAGTCCTTCTCTCGTTGGTCATCAATTCAATGTCGATCTCCTGTAGAGTCAAATCCAATTCATCGCACAAATTCTCTAGGGCACCCATTCCCCAAGATAACTGCCACTTACTTCCGTTTATTTCTAACTGCATTTTGTATTTGTTTGTCGTTCGGTTTGTTTTTTTGCTTAATCTTTACTGTGTCGCGAACATAACGGCAACCACAAGGGGAAAGAGTCACATACGAAACGTACCACTCTTTTCCCTTGTCGAGTTCTATTATTTGCCGTATCTCAACCATTACTAAGTTGTAATAGGTGTTTCAGTGAATGTCAATGCTCCGTTGCCAGTGATTTCAAGGTCATACGTTGAGTCCCCTGCTGTTGGCGCGTTGTGAGTAAATGACGTTAACGTTCCGGTTCCTTCATAAAGGAAGATAGCCGGGAAATCGTAGTCACTTGTTTGGATGGTTTGGAAAGTCATTTCCACTGATGGATCACCAGTAATAAGTAAAGCCGCAATATCGCTATTGTCGATTTCACCTAATACCTGATCAGCAAAAGTTTTAGCCGATACAGATACCGTCCATGTTCTTGTATCCAAAGTATGAGTTACCCAATTACCGCCCTTATAACTGTCCGTTACAGAAGGTTTGCAAGGATCGTCATCCGTTACATTTGTTGTGATAGTCAGTGTCGCGTCCGTCTGACATCTAATGTAAGAACCGTTGACTTTTACACCGATTAACTTACCTGGTAATACTCCTGCCATTTTTTTATGCTTTTTAAAATTGTTTCAAAATCGTTGTGAGTTTCGCCATTGATGACGATTTTAGAGCGGCCGCCTATTATTCCACTGAATGCAATTTTGGCCCCGTGATCGAATTTAAAGATACCATTAACCTCCCCTGCTGCTTTTCCGACACAATCGAACAATCCGGTCATCTGGATGACTAAAGTCTGTTTGGCGGTCTTATCCGGCCTTATATCATACTCAAAGCCTGATCGTGCATTTTTAGTGCATGACCATCCGGTTCCGTGTGTAATAATTAAGCTGCCTTCTCCGATCATATGATTCAAAGATAAGCAATTGTAACAATAAAATTACCAAGTAAATTTTTAGATGATTTCAGACCTATTCAGCCAGTGTTCAAATTTGATCAATTTCCGGTCGATAGATTGCGTTGTGGTATCAGCGGAAAGATCCTGAGATTCGATTATTTGCGTGTTCTTATTGTTAAAATTAGGAATATTGATTCCCTGTCTTATCACGCTGATTATGATCTGTTCGATATCGTCAACGGCTTCTGCATTAGAGTATCCCAATTGATTTACGTTATAGATGTTCACATCTAATGTCACAAGCCATTCAAAATAAGTCTCGCGCTCTTCATTGTTCTTAGCGTTAACCGTTTCATTTTTGCTTTGAGTATCCAGGATAATATATTTTGCCGGAACGGTTACGTTTTTAGGTATGCGACGATGCCACACCTTTAGCCCTGTTGCCGCCTGTAGCGCAGCAATGTAGCCTATTCTTACGTGTTTATCTGGATTTAAAATCGTCATCTTGCGTTGAATTTATCAATTAATGCCTTTAGCCCCTTTTCAAGTTCCTCAACTATTTTATCCTTCCTGCTTAAAAACGGAGGGAATAAAAATGGATGCGGCTCACCTCTTCTTTCTTTGCCCCCTGAAACTTTAAATTCAGCAGCGTAGGCTTCATATCCTTTCGGCACTTCTGTCAGAGGGCCAGTTCCGAACTCCTCAAAAGCGCTATAAAGTGCGCTAAATCCGATCGTATAACCTCCTTCAATCTTTTCAACAAATGCACTTGCCTTTAAGAGTCCTTTATCAACATGAACCCGACTAACAGCATCAGCCAAAACAGAATCAGCAAACTTTTTTAGTTCATCGTCAATCTGCCTCGGAATATCACGACTCATGCGCTCGATTTCTCGATTCAACTCAGCAAGTCCGGTCACCTTGAATTTAGCCATAACCAAAGATAGCGATTAAATATTAGACATAGAAAGGTCTATATCCCTGAAAGAGTAGTAAAGCCTTACCACAATTACAAAGATTTGATAACTTAATAAAAATAGCATTCGTTATCCATGCCCCAAAGCAACCCTATATCCCTTTTTGATTAACACGTAATCATATTGCATAGGCAATTTCATCAGATTTGAATCTCCTTTCAGGTCGATAGTTGACACCTTTAAGTCATTGCTACCTCTTTTTTGATGAACTGTCTTTGTCGACTGTTGTTTTTTTGTGGATTTCTGCTACGTTATCCGATCGGTTCAATCTGCCATACAACCGATAAAGCAAATATACGGATATAGGAATGCCCACACAAGGGATTGCATGGGCATAAATATTATTGATAACGTAGCGATACAAATATAGAAAAAATCTATTAAAAAAGCCTGACTAAATTAATAATCCGGCAACCAATTGCAACATGTTAGTTACATTGTCTTTCGTGTCGTATTTTCTCGTACGTTTGGGTTACCGTTATAAAACAGACGGTATAAAATTATGAGTTATATAGGAAAACAATATGTTCCAATAGACAACAGCTATTCAATTACAATTTCAGATGAAAATAAAGAGCGCCCATATCTTGCCGGAACAGCATGGGATAAACCAACGGTAACTACAATTTTTAGTGAGCCATTTGAAATGATGTACTATTCATCTGTTCAGCCTCGTGTTCATAAATTTGTCATCTTACAGACAGAAGACAACAGAACTCACCTATATCTTTTTCATGAGCATGGTGTGGTTACTGAGGGCAACACAATTGAAATGCTATTTGACCGAGCAAGTAAGTCTTTTAGCGACCTATACTAGAAAGCAATAATGAATAGAAAATATAAAACTGAAACAGTTAAAAACGCCAAATCACAATTGTAATGAAGACAGCAGAACAAATTTACATGGAAGTTCAAGAGAGGCTTCTGCCAAGAGTCAATAATTATACTTTACCTGATGACTGGCAACTGGAAGCCATGAAGGAATACGCCAAACAGGTAGCTTTATCAACCTTAAAACATGCGTCTGAAATTGCACTTATGAAGTTTCATTGTGGCACATTCAAAGCCGATACACCTACCCAATACCATCAAATGGGTGCTGACAACATCCAAATAGATAAACAATCAATTTTAAACGCAAAAATAGACCTTCCATGAAAAAAGCAAAGCAATATTTTGAAGATGAGTATGGGAAACTACACATAGAAATGGTTGTAGGGATGGGCGATACATCATCAATATTTGACCTTATGAATGAGTATGCCATTTACTTAGCTAAACAGGTAGCCACCAAAGCACTGAAAGATGCGGCTGATAATGCAAGAATGAGAGTTGACTCAATTTTTGGCCACGAAGTTATGAACGTTGATTCATTTTGTGATCCGGACGGAGACACCATTTCAATCGACAAAGAATCAATCACAAACACTAAAATTGAAATACCATGAGAACAAAAGGAAGCACAACACAATGGACACCTGAGAATGACGATTATTTGAGAAATAATTTGTCAGACGGAACGGTTAAGCTATCGGAACACTTTGGCGTGTCATTAGCATCGATTAGAAAACGTTGCAATCTGATCGGATTAAGCCTGAGATTGAACAAGGCAGAAACGCCAACAGTTCCAAAACCTACCAAAGCCGACATTTCAGAGAAGTTTAACCCAAGTCAACACAAGATCAAAAATAGTTCGATAGAGGGACTAATTCCGCTATGGATCGCAAAGGATCGGATGTATGTATATTGCAAGCCAGGACAAGACCTTGAACAAGTCAGACAAAAGTACGAAGGAAGATCTAAAAACTATTTTTAAGATGGAATTATTACAAGTTTTACAGCATCATCTAAACGGCGGTAGATTTGAGTATTTAAGTTATGATCACGCTTTAGCAAAGGAACATTTTCTAAGAACTGATGAAGGGGAAAAACTCAATCAACTTGACTGCCTTTTCAATGAATACCCAGCTTTTGACAAATGGGATATCCCAAAAGAGATACGTGATCAGTACTCATATTGGAGAAATGGAAAATTAAGATCTATACAATTCAATCCTGACGGATCTATTTTAAGGGTTTATATTGGCGCAAAAAGGGCTCGGACATTCTACAAATGTGATTTGCATGAATTGAAGCTTATACTGCAACCTGGCAAATAATCTTTAAAAATGTACATGGGTCATCCAATAGCTTAACATCCATGATGGTGTACCTATCAGATCCATGTACAATCGTCATATCCTTTACTGGGAAGAAGTTTTTACGGTTCCTGATGACAAAGTACTGCATTTTATTGTACTGCGTCTGTCCGGCTTGGAATTGGCCTTGCGTATAAAGGCTTACCTCTTCTTTCCCTGCCCATGTAGACAGCAATAGAGTCGGCACAACAACTGAACCACCTGATGGGTTATCAGTCACCACATCCTGCCAGAACTCAATCTTTTGACGCATACGGCCAACGTCGTAATGCTTTTTATTGTCATATGGCTTACTTGGTAGGCTCATGTTTATTTAGCTTAAATTGTTGCTGACCTACGCCATTTGTTAACAAGCATCTGGATGTCCCAAGGAAGCCCGGCTGTATAGATATCTTTGTTTTCGAAAAGGTAGGTGATTAGCTTATATGCTGCTTCGATAAGGTCTTGAGGGACGTCAGTTATGTCTGTAAATCCAATTGTGGCATCTACAACATCATTTACTTTCCCATGAACTGTAACACTTAAAACATTTTGATGGGTCTTTAGCCCTGTTGTTACAAACGAAATAGGAGCATCATAAATTTCCAATAAGCAGCCAGTTAAAACATACTCAACAGCCCTATTGTACATCATCACATTGGTGTATTTCTCAATGTAACCAATAGCGCTTTTGATATGCCTGGTAATCTCAGCGTCCCGGTCATCGAAATCGACAACAAGAAACTCCTTCGCCTGTTCTAAACTTATTACTGATAGTGCATCTGCCATACTTAGTAAATTAACAAACAGCATCAAACCAAAGTTTAGCCGATCACAAGAATGCTTATGCTCCCTCCGAAATTACATGATGCTGTTCATTCAAAGATAGGCATTTATAGTAAATAAAAAAAGAAATCGGTACGGGGCTCGAACCCGTGCATTACAAGATTGAAAGTCTTGCGCCTTACCAACTTGGCTAACCGATCGTTTTACTTCATGGATTCGAACCATGATCTTATGAACCAAAATCACACGTGCTGCCCGTTGCACCAAAGTAAAATATGCAAGAGTTAAAGGAATCGAACCTTTTCTGTGCTAGGTTTTGGAGACCTGCTGCATGCCAATATGCTAACTCCCGTGAAATAAAAAAGCCACTTAGTTTTTTAGTCTAAGTGGCTCAGTTCTGTAAGATTAAAATCTACATAGCAATTCCAGTTCGACTAAAAGTCAATCCCTGTTCTTGCCATTCCTGTTTTGTAAATTTTATCATAATCTTTGTT